CCACGGACGGTGATGTGGACGTCTGGCTCCAGCACTGCGAGACGCTGGTGCCGGATGGCGAGCAGCTTGACCACATCCTCGACGCGATGGCGTTCAAGGTCCAGCATCCCGACATCAAGATCAACCACGCGATCCTGCACGGCGGCGACGAGGGCTGCGGCAAGGATACGATGTGGGCGCCGCTGCTGTGGGCGATCGGTGGTCCGCACCAGCACAATCGGTCGACCATGGAAAACAAGAGCATCGACAGCCAGTGGGGCTACAGCCTTGAAGCCGAGATTCTGATCTTGAACGAGCTTAAGGAGCCAGAGGCGCGGGAGCGCCGCGCGTTGGCGAACAAGCTCAAGCCGATCATCGCCGCGCCGCCAGAGACGCTGCTGATCAATCGCAAGGGGCTGCATCCGTACGAGATGCTCAACCGCCTGTTCGTGCTGGCGTTTACCAACGATCCGCTGCCGATCACGATCCCATCGCAGGATCGCCGCTGGATGTGCGTCTGGTCGGGTTCGCCGCGCATGACGGAATCCGCGTCCGACCGCATATGGGCCTGGTACAAGGCCGGCGGGCTCCAGCGGATCGCGGCGTGGCTGCATCAGCGCGATGTGTCGGCGTTCAATCCTGCCGTCGCGCCGCCCGTGTCCGAGTGGAAGATCAACATGGTCGAGCACGGCATGAGCATGAGCGAGAGCCACATGGTCGAGATGCTGACAAAGCGGTTGGGGCCGTTTGCGCGCGGTGTGGTCGCTGGGCCGTTCCACAAGGTCTGTGACGCCGTGGCGTTGTCGATGAACACCACTGCGGCCAAGGTGCCACAGGCGGCGCTGCTGCACGCGTTCAAGGAAGCCGGCTGGGTCGATGTGGGCCGGATCGGGTCGAAGGAGTATATGACCAAGCGCCACATCTTTGCCGAGAAGGCGGTGGCGGCGCGGTACAGCAAGTCCGATCTGCGGCGCATGGTAGAGGAGGATGGGGTTGCCAGCGCCGGCGGCAATGTGGTAAACCTTCGCTAGGTCGCGCTCCACCGGCCTGCCAGCACGGGAAGCCCCGGCGGTCCTCACTCCGCCGGGGCTTTTCTTTACCTGATCCGCGTAACGTGCATGGTCATGGCCGGTCGGTCGAATCGAACTCTGAATGCCTTGTCGTTCCGCATCCCATTTTGACTGACGTTGCGGCGGATATTGCGCGCCTCTTGATCGGTGGTGACCGGATATGCGCTGGCGTCGCCGACGCGCATGGCACACCACGGGTAGACTGTCTGCCGGCCTCGTGGTCGTTTCATCGGCGTGTCTTCCTATTGCGGTTGATCCACCGGCCCAGCCGCATTGCCAGCGGGATCGTCACGGCGTAGGGTGACGCGATCTCAGCTTTGCAACCGTACTCTGTGTGTTCAGTGACAATCCACCGCTTACCGACGCGCCAAAAGGCCTCGCCCACAGAAGGCTTGTCCTTCGCGCGGGTGTGTTCGGCGAGGATGGCGGCGGGGTCGAGGTTCTGGATAGACTGTACAGCGTCACCCATCACATCAAGGCAGCAATCATCCCAATCGGTATTAGTCGCATCCTCAGCGGCCCGTTCCGCCGCCTCCCGCATGATTTCCATGCCTTCAAGCCGTGCGCAGGCCACCACACCGGCACGCTCGGCCCGCATGGCTTCAACTGCCGCCCGCTCCTGCGCCACCTGCTCGCGGAGGCTGCGGATTTCGGCGGCGGCTTCCATCATGTCGTCCGCAATTTCTTTATCCCATTGGCTATCCAACCCTTTGGCCGCAAACTTCAACCGCTCCACCAGATCATCCGACATTGGTTGTCTCCTGTAGGGTTTGGCGGGCGACATTGCCTTCGTCGTCTGCCAGCGGAAAGTGCTTGCTAGGTCCTGTAGGCGCGTAGCCCTTTCGGTCTGCGTAAAACCGCAGCGCCTCCCGCAGCTTCGCCTCTCGGGCCTCGGCTGCTGTGGCGCGGGCTTGCCAGTCGATGGGCGGGGCGCTGCTCACGGTGATGGTCTGCATGTTGCTGACAGACGGTGCTGCCCCGGTCCTTCGCGGGTCATTCCAGTCTATGCTCATGTCGTCCTCGCTTTCTCTATGGCCGCAAGCAGGGCTTCGGCGGGGGTATCGTACAGGGGTGAAGGGCCGACGGGATCGGGATCAGGTCCGTGAACCCACATGTCGGCAGCCGTGCGCCTATCCTCGCAGATCGTCATCTTGATGCGATGGCCCGGAAGGCGCAGCATCATTGCCGCATCCAGCCACGCTTCGGCGTCGAGCAGGCGGGTGAAGCGGGCATAGGCGTGCTCCCATGCCGCATAGTCGTGCTCATCAAGGAAAGGAGCCTCATTCCAAGCCGCTTCCAGTTTCTCACGCATCGGTCGTCCGCTAATGATACCCCGCTCTTTATATGAGGGCTTGTCATAGTGGTCTGTCATATCGTCGGCTCCTTGGGTGGGCGGGTGTAGAGACAACGTTCAACGTACCCCGTCGCAAGATAGCCAGCCCGGCTTGCCGCATCTTCAGGAACAAAGCACGGCTGCGTCCGCGTACCGCCGGGATGATCCCAGTACGTTGCCACCGGCACAGCCTCCCGCTCTGCCTCGATGCGGCGGGCGAGGGCGGTAACAGCGCGCCATGCATTGCCTTCCGCGTCCCCGGCGATGATACCCGCCTCTTCGCAGGCGGCACGGATGCTTTCTTCTGATGGTTGGGTCACATCATGTTCCTCCATATAGCCAGCACACCGTAGGCGACGATGAATGCGAACAAGAGTCGCTCAAAGCGTTCACCCCAGCCCATCACTTCATCCCCAGCGCTGCGAGGGCGGCTTTGATCATCACCGAAACCATAACATAGGCGGCGGGCGTCTTTTGCTTGTCAAAGCTTTCACCCATGTAAGAGCGACACGCGGCGAGTGTTGCCTCCTCCACAGCATCCGGGCCGATTATGACAACCTGCTTGGCGCGGTAGGCGTTGACGAGGGCGACGATCAGGGCGGCGGCGGGCTCGTTGACATTTTCAACTATATCGTCGTCGCGCGTCTGGCCTACGATGTCGGCTCGGGTGAAGTCAGGGGCGGCAAAGTGCTGGTAAAGATGCCACACCCCCTGCGTTGCCGCCCAATCCAGCGCGGCGAGTTGTTCATTAGTCATGGCTGGTCCTTGCAGGAAAGATGGTGCGCAGCTTGTCGCGGAAGTTGCTCACCGCCTTGTCGGTGATGTGCGAAAGCTCGCAGTCGCGGGCCTTTTCATAGGTATGAAACCGCTTGGCGCATGTCTTGCAGCGCCATGTTTCAAGGCTATACGGCATGGCTGCTCTGCTCCTTTTGCGCGCGGTCGAACAGCACGGCGGCGTGTGTCTGGTTGCGTGCGCCCAGCCGCAGGACGGCGCTGCGGCGGTGGACCTCGACAGTGCGCGAGGAGATGCCCAGCCGCTCGCCGATGGCCTGCGCGGTCAGGCCCTCGCAGACGCACTGCATCATTTCTCGTTCGCGCTTGGTCATGGCGGCGCTCACTGTTCGATCGCCGTCGTGTAGTAGACGCTCTTCACCTTGCGGCGCTTGTCGGCGCGGACGATCTTGATCGCCAAGTCCATCGCCAGGTCGGCGGCGGGTGCGATCGTCTTGATGGTGGCTTGCATCCGCCGGTTGCTTTCGTTGAGGTACAGGACCGCGCAGTTAAACGTGCGGTCGTGGCTGCTGTCGTAGTGCTTCATGGTCAGGCTTCCTTGTCGAGCAGGCCGCGGGCCTCGCAGGCTTGGCGCAGCATGAGCGGGGTTAGCGCCCAGGTACGCACGGCGTTGCCGTAGTCGCGGGTGTGTTGGCGCAGTAGCAGGTCCAGCACGGCAAGCTCTGCGGCCAGCTTGTCCCGGCGCTTGAAGGCGCCGGCAACTGCCTTGGCGATGTCGTGCGCGTTCGGCGCAATGGCGGCTGTGTCGCTCACTGGTTTGCCTCCCGCTCGTACTCGGCCACGGTTCGCAGCAACTGGTCGCGTTCAGCCCGCACGATCTTGAGATCGTCCTGCGTGTCGGCAAGCTCAATCGCAGCGTCAAGCCACGCGTCAAGCCGCTCGCCTAGGGCTATGCTGAGTTCGTGCCCGCTATCGCGCGCGGCTTCAATCAACGTGCGGCTGTCACTAAACCGCCAATACTGGCGATCGGCATTTGGGTTGTATGCCATGTGTCAGGCCCCCTTGATCGGCGCGGCGGCGAGCAGTTCGACCAGCTTGTCGGCCTGTCGGCTGTATGCGGCGTCTGCGGCGTCTGCGGCGTCTGCGGCGTATGCGGCGTATGCGGCGTCTGCGGCGGCGTCTGCGGCGGCGCGTGCGGCGTCTGCGGCGTCTGCGGCGGCGTCTGCGGCGTCTGCGGCGTCTGCGGTGGCGTCTCGCGGCACCGACAACCCTTGCGCCTTGTCGGCCAGCACTTGCAGGGCGGCGGCGCAAGCGGTGCTGGTGGCGTCGTCCGCGTGCCTGTCGAGCGCATCGCCGACGCACCAGTGCAGGAACTGCCACGGCACCAGCGACAGGTCGGCCCCGACGCGGGGCGCGGCGATCACACGCTGCGGGAAGCCCTTGGCGGTGGCGTTGTCGAGCCCCTCGAAGATGCTTTCGGCAATCCGAGTCAGCATGAGCGGGAAGCCGGTCAGCGCCTCGACCTTGGCGGTATCGTCGCTGTGCGCCAGACAGCCGATGAAGCAGCCCTTGCCGTGCCCCCAATACTTACCTTGCACGATCTCGTCGGCTGCGGTGTGCGCGTCAACCTGCGCGCGGACCTGTTCGGCCAAGGCAGGGTCGTTGTGAAAGGCGATGCTCATGTCAATTACTCCTGTCGGGGTTGTACCATGCGGCGGCGGCGGCGGTCTTGGCCATGGCATTAAGGTTGCGAATGTCAGGGACCTTAGAGACGTCGGCCAGCGAGGTGCAGTTGCGGACGGCGGCGAAATAGCCGGGGCAGGCGGCCTGCCACGCCTTCGCCCATGCGATCAGATCGCGCAGTGTCGCGCCGGCGCACTGGCTCGGGTGCGCGCTGCGAACCGCCGCGCCGGTCGGGATGTGCGAGACAGTCCAGCCTTTGTGCGTGATAGGTTCGCCGGCGTTGTCAAGCCCGGTGTCGCGATGCACGGCCAAGTCGCCGACGATCTTCGCCGGGATGTCAAACGTGCGCGCGTCGTCTTCGCGGCCCATGTAGCGCCTGAGGCGGATCGGTGCGGTGGTCTTTATCATGTGGTCTTCTCCTCTTGAATGAAGGCGTGCCCATCGCGGGCCTTGCGCAGTCCGGCCTGGAGCCGCGTGGCGAGTACATCCCACGAGCCGTGCGAGGTCGCCTTGTGGTGCGGCCGGGGATGGCCGTACTCGCCAACGACAACGTTGAAGCCGGGGGCGAAGTCTCGGCACTTATGGCTGCGGTCGCTGTAATCGTTATACCACGACAGCAGGCCGGTTTCGCCGCCGTGCAGATCGTCAATCGAGACCGTAGCGCCAACGCCGTTCAACGTGAACGTCATATCAATGCCGGCGCTGCTCCAGCCGACGTGACGCGGGGTCTCGCGCGTCTCGACCTGTGCGCCCATGAGCCGCGCGACAGCGGTGAACTGGTTACAGATGCGCTCGCGATCGGTCTTGCGGCGCGCGCTGAGGGTGACGGGATCGGGCATGGCTCAACCCTCCCCGTCGATGCGGGCAAGGCGGATAGCGCCTTGCGCAAGTTCAAGGTGACTTTCAGCGGCGATCATTGGCTGTTTCCTTGTTTGCTTTGATCGGGTCTTTCCCCTCGCATACCACCCAAACCCTGTCAAACGGTTTTTGACAGTAGATGTGAAACTAATCGGATTGGTTAGGTAGGTCTGTTTTTGGGTGGAAACGTCGGCGGGATTGGGCGATGGATTGCCTACCGGAAACGCAAGGGAATGCGCGGGTTTGCGGTCTGTGGTGGGCTGTTTAGGTAGTGGTCTTGTATATTCTTAAGAAAAAAAGTTAGTTATATAGTATAACAGTTTCAGCGGGATGGGCGGATAGAGCCCGCGCAAACACCAGCTAAACTGCAACATCTAACCTAAACCGCCTAACTTTCCCCCCGAAACGGTAATTCCCTATATAATACAACAACATACGGTAGGCAAAAGTTAGGCAATCCGATTGCCTACCGCTTTGAGCCGTCCAGAGCCCGTGCGCGGGCGGTTTAGGCAGCGCAAACGCAAACCGATAACCGACCTGCAAATGCGATACCTAAACAGCCTACCAATCTAAGGGCAATGTCTACCCGTTTGCAGATTGCCTAACTTGCCTACCCGGCAAATGGCGCGATAGATCCCGCCTCAGGCTGGCATTGCGTGACGCGGCGCTCCCCTGGCGCTTGGCCTGTGGCAAATGGCGTCCGGCATGATAGATCGGATGCCGGCTGGCTGCTTGCCGCAGACGGGGGTGGGGTGGGGGCCGACGGGCCGCAGTGACGGTGACAGAGGGTCCGCAAACAATTTTTTGCAAATCACCACATGGCAAACAACTTTTTGCGGACAATTTTTTATTTTTTGCAAAACGTCATCAAGGCAGGTATCCTACCGCCATGAGCTTCTACTCCATACCGTTCGCGCCCGAGCGCATCGCGGCGACTGAGGCGCGGCTAGAAGCCATTTACGAAGCGGCGCGGTACGGCCTCAAGGGCGACGCCCTCGCCATGCGTGTTGGCCTGACACCGTCGCAGTTCCGGCGCCTGGCCGAGTTCGACCCGCTGGTCGAAATGGCGGAACTGAAGGGCCGCGCGGACAGCGAGTACAGCGCCGGCAAGACGCTGCACGACGCCGCCGCAACAGGCGACGCCAAGGCGGCGCTGGAGATACTCAAGCACCAGCACGGCTGGGTGGCGAAGCAGCAGATCGACGTCAGCATCGACCAGCAGATCAGCATCACCGCCGCGCTGGAAAAAGCACGCACGCGTGTTATAGAGGGGCTGTACGAAGGAATGCCGCCGGCCCTAGAGGACAATCATGCAGCAGCCGATCTACGACGCCTCGGGCGAAATGGAACTCATGGCGCGGCTGTGGTCGCCGACGCTCGCCAACGACCCGCTTAAATTTGTGCTGTACGTGTTCCCGTGGGGCGAGAAAGGGACGCCGCTGGAGCATCACCCTGGGCCGCGCAAATGGCAGCGCGAGGTGCTGCAAGATCTCGCGGGCCACATCAAGCAAAATGGCGGCAAGGTAGACTTCGACACGTTCCGTATGGCGACGTCATCTGGGCGCGGTATCGGCAAGTCGGCGTTGGTCAGTTGGCTGGTCATCTGGATGATCTCAACCCGCATTGGGTCAACTACCATCGTGTCGGCCAACTCCGAAGCGCAGCTTCGATCGGTGACATGGGCCGAGATTACCAAGTGGCTGGCAATGTCCATCAACAGCCACTGGTACGAGATTGCCGCAACGCGGATCATGCCCGCAAAATGGCTGACCGAGCTAGTCGAGCGCGACCTGAAAAAAGGCACGCGCTACTGGGCCATTGAAGGCCGGCTGTGGTCGGAAGAGAACCCCGATGCCTACGCGGGCGTCCACAACTACGACGGCGTGATGTTGGTGCTGGACGAATCTAGCGGTATCCCCGACAGCATCTGGTCGGTGTCGGCGGGCTTTTTCACCGAGAACACGCCAAATCGCTTCTGGCTGGCGTTCTCCAACCCCCGGCGCAACTCGGGGTACTTTTACGAGTGTTTCAACGGCAAACGGGACTTTTGGAACACCAAGATCGTCGACGCGCGCGACGTCGAGGGCACCGACAAGGCGGTCTACCAGCAGATTATCGACGAATACGGGCCAGATTCGGCCCAGGCGCACGTTGAAGTTTACGGACAGTTCCCCAACGCGGGCGATGACCAGTTCATCCCCAACAGCTACGTCGATGACGCCATGAAACGGCCCAAGCACAAGGACGACACGGCCCCGATCGTGATCGGCGTGGACCCGGCGCGGTTCGGCAGCGACGCCACTGTCATCGCCGTGCGGCAGGGCCGCGACATTGTCGCGCTCAAGCGGCACCGCGGCGCGGACACGATGGAAGTGGTCGGCTACGTGATAGACGCGATCGAAGAATACGTGCCCGCGCTGGTCGTCATCGACGAAGGCGGGCTGGGCGCGGGCGTCGTGGACCGGCTCAAGGAGCAGCGGTACAAGATCAGGGGCGTCAACTTTGGCAATAAGGCCAAGAACCCCCTGATGTGGGGCAACAAACGCGCCGAGATGTGGGGCGCCATGCGCGATTGGCTCAAGACCGGGTCCATCCCGAGCGAACGGACGCTGAAGTCGGATCTCATCGGGCCTATGACCAAGCCCGACAGCAAGGGCGCGCTGTTCCTCGAAAGCAAGAAAGACATGAAAGCGCGGGGGCTGGCCTCGCCAGACGCCGCAGACGCCATCGCCGTGACATTCGCGTTCCCGGTCGGCCACCGTGAGGCGCGCGAAGGGCGCGTTGACACTGGCCGTGCAAAAGGCTATTCTTCTGCCGGAATAGCTACTAGCTGGATGGGGTCTTGAAACATGCCTAACTCAAAAGCCATTGGCGTTGCGTACTCGGACCAAGACATCATCGGCGCACAGTACCTCTACACCGACGAGCAGATTGGTTATACCACCGCCGCGCAGGGCGCCGTCACGCAGGCCACCAGCAAGGCTACGGCGGTCACGCTGAACAAGCCGGCTGGGCGCATCACCCTGAACGGTGCGGCGCTCGCAGGCAACACTGCCGTGTCGTTCACGCTGAACAACACGCTCATCAGCAACAACGACATTCTGATTCTGAACGTGTCGGCAGGGTCGGTAGCTGACGCCACGACATACACCACATATGTCAGTTCTTTGGGTACGGGCACCGCAGTCATCACGTTGCGAAACCTGACGGCCACTTCGCAGTCGGAAGCCGTGGTTCTCAACTTCGCGCTCATTCACTGCCAGTAACCGTCATGCCGCTCAAGAAATCGGTTAGCAAGCCAGCGTTTCGGGCTAACGTGAAGGCCGAAATGGCAGCGGGCAAGCCCCAGAAGCAGGCGGTTGCGATCGCATACGCGGTCAAACGCGAGGCTGCCAAAAAGGGCAAAAAGTAGGCACATGGCAAACACCACCGGCATTACCAAAGCAGGCGAAGTCGCCAATGTCGGTGGAAACGCCCCGTCTGATAAGGACAGCGGCGACACGCTGGCAGTGATGCGCCGCCGGCTCAAGATGGCGATGGCAGCGTACTCGGACAGCCGCGAGGACGAACTGGACGATCTTCGGTTTATGGCCGGGTCGCCCGACAACCAGTGGCAGTGGCCCGCAGACGTTCTGGCGACGCGCGGGTCGGTGCAGGGGCAGACGATCAACGCCCGCCCCTGCCTGACGATCAACAAGCTCCCGCAGCATGTCCGTCAGGTCACGAACGAGCAGCGCCAGAACCGGCCAAGCGGCAAGGTTATCCCCGCCGACGACAAGGCCGACATTCAGGTCGCTGAGATTCTCGACGGCGTGGTCAAGCACATTGAATACATTTCGGACGCTGACGTTGCCTACGACACTGCGTGCGACAATCAGGTCACGTATGGTGAGGGCTACATCCGCATTCTGACTGAGTATTGCAGCGAGGACAGTTTCGATCAAGATCTGAAGATTGGCCGTGTCCGCAACGCCTTCAGCGTTTACATGGACCCGACAATCCAAGACCCCTGCGGCGCAGACGCAGAGTGGTGCTTCATCACGCAGGACATGACAAAGGAAGAGTACGAGCGGTGCTTCCCTGACGCGTCACCTGTCTCGACGCTGATGTCGCAGGGGATCGGCAACGAGTCGATCTCGGCATGGCTCAACGAAGGCACCATCCGCATTGCCGAATATTTCTATTATAAGCATAAGCGCGCAACGCTGAACCTGTACCCCGACAACCAGACCGCATTTGCAGGTACGCCGCAAGACAAGCAGCTTGCGGCCATGTTTGGCAAATCGCTTCGCAGCCGCGACGTTGACCGCAAGATGGTCATGTGGATGAAGACCAACGGCTTTGACGTTCTCGAAGAGCGCGAGTGGGCGGGCAAGTGGATTCCTGTCGTCCGCGTGATTGGCAACGAGTGGGAAGTTGAAGGCCAAATTTACATCTCGGGCCTTGTTCGCAATGCCAAGGATGCCCAGCGCATGTACAACTACTGGGTCAGCCAAGAGGCCGAAATGCTGGCACTGGCGCCCAAGGCACCATTCATCGGCTACGGCGGTCAGTTCGAGGGCTACGAGCAGCAGTGGAAGACCGCCAACACGACCAACTGGCCGTATCTGGAGGTCAACCCTGACGCCACAGACGGTCTGGGCGGCTCTCTACCCCTCCCGCAGCGCGCACAGCCGCCTATGGCGTCCAGCGGGCTGCTACAGGCCAAGGCAGGCGCTGGCGAGGACATCAAAGCCACCACGGGCCAGTACGACGCCTCGTTGGGCATGTCAGGCAACGAGCGATCGGGCAAGGCCATCATGGCTCGCGAAAAGCAGGGCGATGTTGGCACGTACCACTACGTTGACAACCTCGCCCGCGCAATCCGGCACATCACCCGCCAGCTTGTCGACATGATCCCCAAAATTTACGACACGCAGCGCGTTGCACGCATCATCGGCGTGGACGGCACGGTCGACATGATCAAGATCAACCCCGACCAGCAGCAGCCGGTTAACGAGATTCGCGACCAGAATGGCGCGTTGATCGACACGATCTACAACCCGACCATCGGCACGTACGACGTCATGGTCACGACCGGCCCAGGCTACATGACCAAGCGTCAGGAAGCCCTCGACGCCATGAGCCAAATCCTGCAAACCAACCCGCAACTGTGGTCGGTGGCGGGCGATCTGTTCATCAAGAACATGGATTGGCCGGGTGCACAGGAAATGGCCGAGCGGTTCAAGAAGATTCTGGACCCGAAGGTTGTCGCAGACGGCGATCAAAGCCCTGAGATGACGGCTGCCAAGCAGCAGATCGACGCGCTGACGCAGGAATTGCACCACGCCGTGGACGCAATCCATCAAATTCAGCAGTCCGCAGAGGTCCAGAAGGTTCAAGTCGATCAGTACGAGGCCCAGATCAAGGCTTTTGATGCCGAAACCAAGCGGATTGCTGCGGTCCAGAACAGCATGTCGCCCGAGCAAATCCAAGACATCGTGCTGGGCACCATCCACGCCGCTATGGACGCGGGTGATCTTGTCGCGCCGACGTTGCAGCAGCCCGACACGGGCAGTTTTGGTGGCGAGGAGCCCGCAGGAGAGCCTATGGAGGCCCCCGAGACACCCATGCAGCCTGAGCAGCCCAAGATGGCTATGGAAGCGCCTGAGATGTCTATGCAGCCCCCTGAAGGAATGATGGAATGAAGTCCTGCGCTGACTTTATCGGTTCGCTGTTTTTGGCGCGGGATGTCGCCCATTCCGTTCACCTGAACACGCGCAGCTTTTCCAAGCACATGGCGCTGGGTACGTTCTACGATGAGATTGTAGAGTTGGCCGACGGCTTGGCAGAGCAGTACCAAGGCGAGTACGGCCTGATTGGCCCCATCTCGCTGATGAGCGCCAAAAAGACGACCAACATCGTTGAGTTCCTTGAGGACCAGCTAGCCGATCTGCAAAAAGCGCGGTATGTTGCGTTTGAGAAGGACGACACAGCGATCCAGAACGAGGTCGACAACATCGTAAAATTGTATCGCACCACGCTCTACAAACTGCGATTTTTGGCATAAGGAACCGCTATGGAACTGCTACGCCCGCTCAACGACTCTGGTTTTGCCGCCCAGACGGCGTCTTACACCGGCACCGCCGGGACCACTACGGGCTGGAACGCAGGCCCGCAGGGTGTTCTAGTGTGGTGTACGACCGACGCGTACATCTTGGTTGGTGAGGGCGTCACCGCGACTACCGGCGCGACACCGATCCCCGCGGGCACGCCCGTTCCCTTCAAAGTGCCGCCAGGCACCGGCGCTGTCTGGCGCGTGAGCGCAATCCAGGTGTCGTCCGGCGGCACGCTTTACGCCAAGCCGATCAATATCCAATGAGCTTTGGCATCCCCATCCGTAACGGTTTGAGCGTCAGTCTCGCGTCGTATATCGGGCTGGGGACCGCGCGCCTAACGGACACGCCCGCGTTATCGCTGGATTTTGTCGGGTCGACTACGCTCGACCCCCGCATTACGTTTACGCGGACCACGACCGGTACGTTCATTGGCAGCAACGGCTTGATCCAATCGGCGGCTATTGACGCGCCGCGTTACGATTACGACCCGACCACGCTTGCGCTGCGCGGACTGCTGATCGAAGGCACACGCACCAACCTATTCCTAGCTTCGCTGCTGAACGGCACCGTCCTGCTCACGCAAAACGTCACTGTGACCGCGCAGGCGTACACGATTAGCTTTTACGGCACGGGCACCATCACGCTGTCGGGCACAGCGTCGGCGACCATTACCGGTACGGGTGCGTACCCAGCGCGCACGACTTACACGTTCACGCCAACGGCGGGAACGCTTATTTGCACCGTAAGTGGTACGGTTCAGTTTGCCAATTGTGAAGCGGGGGCCTTCGCGTCTAGCTTTATCCCCACAGCGGCTACAACAGTCCAGCGCACCATTGATACCGCATCAATGACGGGCACAAACTTCACTTCGTGGTTCAATGCCAGCGCAGGCACGTTTGTTGCCGTTGCGGACACGGCTCAACTTACGCCAGCGCCGATCGTTCTGGGATATAGCTCGTTGAACACTTCGTCGTTTCTGTACTTCACAAGCGCGTCAAACGCGTCAACGTGGAACAACTCCACCGCGTTGTCCACGACTGGAGGCGCGATAACCAACAATACCCCCCAGAAAGCAGCTATGGCGTACACGGAGTCCACACGGGCAGTGTGCCTGAACAGGGGCGCTATCGCGACCGACAGTGCGGCTATCGGATCGCCGACGGGCTTATATTTGGGAAAACCTGGCAGCACTTCTGCGCAGGCCCTGTTCGGACACCTGTCGTCTGTCACCTACTACAACACCTACGTCACCAACGCGCAGCTTCGCCAATTGACCACGTAAGGACGCACAATGGTTGCTCTTTCCTCTCTTGCCGGCGCCGGGTGGCAGTTTTTTGGCAACAATGGCCTGCCATTGGCCGGTGGCAAGCTGTTCACCTACGCCGCGGGCACAACCACGCCACTGGCGACGTACACCAGCAGCAGCGGCGTAACGCCACACGCCAACCCAATCATTTTGGACAGCGCGGGGCGCGTTCCCAGCGAAGTGTGGCTGACGTCCGGGTCCTCGTACAAGTTTACGCTAAAGACGTCCGCCAACGTCGAGATTTGGACCAAGGATAACGTACCCGGCATTGTCACGGCGGCTGATCTGGCCAAATACGTCACGACTGCGGACCTCGCGTCTTCTGCGGCGGGCAAGGGCGATGATCTCGTAGAACAATCAAACGGCCAGACGGTGCGCAGCAATTCACCTATCTACATTTGGCACAAGCTGCCCTCGCTGGTCGGCGGTGGATCAGCGGGCACGGCAACTGAAAACGCGCTGCGATTGCAGGCACAGCTTGACGCGCTGGCGGCACAGGGCGGCGGCATTCTCCAACTTGTCGAGGACGCGATCGACATCGACCGTCCGCTGGTTCCGGCCCCAAAGGTTTCGATCATCGGCCCCGGCATGGGCCGCGCGCTGCTGCGCAACACCTATGCCAGCACCTATGCGGGTTGTGATTATCGGCAGTCTCCGGTGATCCGCACGGGCAATATCTCAATTGGCTACACAGGTACGGCGGGCAACGCTGCAAACAATCTTTGGCTCAATTCCAATTCCAAAGCACTGAACGCCGTGGTAGCAGGTGACATGGCGGCAACGCTCACGTCCTCGGGAGATGCTGCGGGATACGCAGTTGGCGATTATGTTATTTTCTTTTCTGGCACGTACTACACAGACGCAGGCAGCTTGCAATTGGCGCAGTACATGGTGGTTCGCAAGATCACCAAGATCAGTGGTGCAATCCTTTATGTTGACAGGCCGTTTCGCGCTGACTTCACGGGCTCGGCCTACAACCTGCGGACTGGCACGATGCTGGGGGCAGCCACATTGGCTTCGGGTGCTGGTGCGGCGCCGCTGTACGCCTATTCCGACGCGGAACTGGCAGGCTTCGATGTTGACACGATCTGGCATTGGAAGGGCGCGGACGCTTGTTGCTACAACGCAGCGTTTTCAGACATCGATGTTCGCCGCTCGCGCACCATCGCATACGGCAACATGCATTTTTACACCACGTTCAACAACGTGGGTGGGCGCTTTACGCAGGTGTTCAGCGAACTGGCGCAGAACTCCGAGGGCAATGTCGTCGAAAACTTTCAGTCGAGCTTCGACTTGCTTGAACAGACGGCCACCGGCACCACTTCGTTTTTTGCCGCGCTTACGTTGGGTGAGAACTCCCTCGGCAACACGTTTCGGGATGGCGTGATCGAATGCACGGGAGCACCCAGCGGAGGCGGCTCATTCTCGGTCATCAAGCAGAATAACGCCCAGCAAGTCACTGTGCGCAATCTTCGAATGTTCAACTATTCCGCAACCTATGTTGGCAACTTGCTTGACATTGGCAACAACCTGACCGCAACAGGCCGAATTGAAGCTATCAACGGCGACTACGATATTCGCTGGTTTGGCGCGTGCCGTCGCTATGTGCGTTTCGCCAACGCCAATACCAACAGTAATATTATCGCGGGGGACTATCGCGGGGCAGTTGAACTTGAAGCCGTAGTTATTGATCAGGTGACTGGCCGGAACGAAATTAAGCCAACCGTGTTTATGCAGCTTGGAGAATTGGCGACCAGCGGCACGACCTTGGCGTTTATGTGTCATGGAGCCTACATCGGCGGCGGCGTACGAGCGCTGACCACAACCGACTATACGCCCATCACAAGCAACGACATTCGCGGGGTGCGGACACTCAACAGCGCAGCGCGGCGCGCGGGCACGACCTCGCGGGCATCTTCATATAATATCGCGACGGCGGAAGCGGATGCGTTGTCTGCGGCTATCGGCACCAGCACGCTGCAACGGCAAGACGAGATTACCTTCTCGATTAATGTGTCGGTATCAGGTGCTGGCGGCACCAAGACGATTAAGTTCAATATCGTAGACACCACTACCCCAACGACCTACGCGATTTTGCAATTTGTTATAGCAGCGGGCACGGCGGGCGTGGTGACGATCCGAGGCATGATTAACGTTATGTCGCCTAGCGCAATATACGCGCAAGCTACGGTGGTTGACCCGGTAGGGGTCGCCACGCCTACAGTTGTCACGAACACCCCAATAACGACAGATCTTAGCGCCAAAGCGGTGACGCTCTCGATCAGCGCAGTCAAGGTATCGGCGGGAGACACCGCGACCATCACGGCGGCACGAATGGCGCTGACCAATCCGGTGCAGTTATGACGCGCCGGCGCATAGCATTGACGGGCGCTGCCTGAACATGTTACGCTTGAAACTACCGTACCGGCGAGGCTCACCGGGAATCCCATAGGGGTTATACATGGACGAGAATGTCTCCATTGAAGCGGATGCCTCCGCGCCAGAACTGGAAGCCACGGCAGCACTCCAGCCTGAAGACAATCTGACGCCGGAAACGCCGACTGAACAGGAAGCGCCTAAATCTTTCACACAGGAAGAACTGGACGCGATCGTCGGCAAGCGCCTCGCACGCGAGCAGCGCAAATGGGAGCGAGAGCAGGCTCAACGGCAGGCTGACCTTCAGGCGCTTCGCACGCCCGTAGACATGCCGCCCCAAGAGTACTTCAACTCGCCAGAGGACTACGCGGAAGCGTTGGCCGAACGGAAAGCTGAAGACTTGGTTGCTCGGCGGGAAGCCGCCAAGCAGCAGTCTGCCCTCTTGGAGCAGTACCAGACGAAAGAGGAAGAGGCGCGGGATAAGTACGACGACTTTGAACAGGTCGCATACAACCCCAACCTACCTGTGACGGATGTGATGGCTCAAACGATCCAGGCTTCGGACATTGGCCCCGACGTAATCTATTACCTCGGTTCCAACCCGAAAGAAGCCCAGCGGATTGCCCAGATGGCTCCTTACATGCAGGCGCGAGAGATCGGACGGCTTGAAGCTAGACTTAGCGACAACCCGCCCACCCGGAGGACATCGACCGCCCCGGCACCGATTGCGCCTGTCACAGCCCGTACCAAAGGTACACCTGCTTTTGACACCACCGACCCACGGGCTGCAAAGTCCATGAGTACCTCGGAATGGATCGAAGCGGAACGGATGCGGCAGATCAAGAAGTACGAGGCACAACGCAACCGTTAATTTGGGACGACCCACATGGCTAACTCGATTCTCACTATCGACATGATCACGCGCAAGGCGCTTGAGATTCTCGAAAACAACCTCGTTCTCACCCGCAACGTGAACCGTCAGTACGACGACAGCTTTGCTGTTGAAGGTGCCAAGATCGGTTCGACCTTGCGTATCCGTCTGCCGGATCGCGCGCTCGTCACCAACGGCGCGGCGCTTCAGGTTCAGGATGACAATGAGCAGTTCACCACGCTGACGGTTGACAACCAGAAGCACATCGGCGTGAACTTCACCTCTGCCGAACTGACCATGCAGTTGGACGATTTTGCCGACCGCGTTCTCAAGCCGCGTATCTCGCAGCTTGCGGCCAGCATCGACGCTGACGTCGCCAACGTTTACAAGCAGATTTATTCGACGGTCGGCACCCCCGGCACCACGCCGGCAACCTCGCTGGTTCTGCTTCAGGCCCAGCAGAAGCTGAACGAATATGCAGCGCCGATGAACAGCCGCTATGCTACCGTCAACCCGGCTGCCAACGCCGGTCTGGTCGAAGGTATGAAGGGTCTGTTCAATCCGGTCGATACCATCAGCCGCCAGTTCAAGAACGGCATGATGGGCCAAGGCGTGCTGGGCTACGACGAGATCAACATGTCGCAGTCGATCAAGCAGCACACCACGGGTTCGCGCACCGCCACGGGCACCGTCACCAACGCGGTCAGCACGCAGGGTCAGTCGACCATTGACCTCTCGGGTCTTGGGGCTGCTGGCACCATCGCCGCCGGCGATGTATTCACGATCGCCGGCGTGTTCTCGGTCAACCCGCAGACCCGCGAGACGACCGGCTCGCTCCAGCAGTTTGTTGTGACCACCGCGGTCACTGCCGACGGCTCGGGCAACGCTACCGGCGTGCAGATCAGCCCCGCGATATACACCCCGACCAACGCTCTGGCGACTGTCAGCGCGTTCCCGGCTGCCAGCGCCGTGACGACTTTTGTTGGTGCTGCTTCGACCAGTTACCCGCAGAACCTCGTCTACCAGAAGGACGCCATCACGTTCGCCACCGCCGATCTCCTGCTTCCGCAGGGCGTCGATATGGCGTCGCGTGCGGTCCACAACGGTATCTCGCTCCGCGTTGTCCGTCAGTACGACATCAACAACGACCGTATGCCTTGCCGTATCGACGTCCTGTATGGTTTCAACACCATCCGCGCGCCGATGGCAGCCCGCATCTGGGGTTAATCTTTGATGGCCCTCGGTTCGCCGGGGGCCACCTCTTCTGAAAGGATTCTACTATGCCTATCCCTAACGGTACTGGCGGTTATCAGGTCGGCGATGGCAACCTGAACGCCGCCATTCTCAGTGTTCAGGCTACGCCGAACACGTACACCACTGCGGTGACGCTGACGGTTACGGACCTTGAAAACGGTCTGGTGATCTGCAACTCGGGCACCGCGCGCAACCTTACGCTTCCGACCGCCGCGTTGACCGACGCGGAAATCAGCAGCGCCAAGGTTGGCAGCAGCTTTGACCTCTCGCTCCTCAGCACCGGCGCTGCTGCGGGCACGTTCGTTGTCGGCACCGGCTGGACGCTGGTCGGCTCGGGCGCGGGCGTCATCGGCCTCGCGGTTCTGTTCCGCGCCGTCAAGACCGGCGACGCGTCATGGTCGCTGTACCGCATCGCGGGCTAATAAAGTGGGCGGGCTTCGGCCCGCCCATTTTTTAAGGACACCCTATGCCCGTTATCTATCTCAGTCATCCGGTTCACGGCGCCAAAGTCGCCACAATGGAAGCTGAAGCGATTTATGATGAATCCAACGGCTGGATGCGGTATGATCCCGACACGCAGTCGTCAGATGCGGCAGTTCCTGCTAACGAACTGGCGGTAAAACGTCGAGGCCGCAGGCCCGCAGTGAAGGATGAGCTTGATGACGACGGCGAGCGATCAGATTAATGGCGC